CGTTAGGTGTTTCTATGTAAACCATTACATATCCGGAACCCGGTATGCTGGCAATTACTCGTTTGTTCTTGTCATCATAGAGAACCTTGGTTCCTGTTCTCTTCGGATCTGAAACTCCGTAATCTAAAACATCTTTATAGGTATACTGCTTTTTCTTCTGAATAACTTCCCAAAGACCGTTTTGATCTTTGTCTATCCACAATTTGGCATTGTTTGGCAATAATGCTGCATGTGGTTTATTAACTGTATCGTAAGTTTCAAATCTCGCAGATTTCATCAGCCAAACATCAGCGAACGAGCTGGCTGTAAATTCCGGATCTTCTGCATCTTCTGCTATAGTAATTGTGATGGTAGAAGTGCTGTCGTCCGGAACTGATGTAACTTCATAAAATCCTGTTAGTTTAGAAATCTTAAATCCTACAATATCGCCAACGGCTATAGCATGTGCTCTGTTAAAACTTATAACTAATTCTGTTACATTTCTTTCTATTCCAACAACAAATAGAATCGATGATTGTACAAATCTATAAACGTTCCATGTTAATCCTTCAAATGTAATCCAAATGTTCGAATTAACTGTTAGCTGTTCAATGTCAAGGGCTAGTAGTTCGGCTCTTGATCCTACAGTGACATCTATTTGATCAGCCTTAACAAATCCTGCTGTTAAAAATGGCAGTGATTCATAGGAAGCCGGAATAAAACCATCAGTGCTGATATCTTGAGGTAGTATAGTAAAATTAGAGTTAGTAACTCTATAAAATCTATCTAGAGGTTCAGCAGGTAAATTTTCAACATAAAGAATAGGCTGAGGATTGATTAAAAAATTATCCTTGAACAGTTCAATTTCCTGTTCTCTAATTTGATCATATCCGCCTAATCTACCTACCCTAAATGCCCACTCTTCATTTAACTCAATGCTGGCATTATCTGTTTCGCTTAGTTTATCAAAGACTTTTACTATGGCATTATTAGTGCCTTTTTCTCTGATAAATCCTCGATACAATCTTAATTGTGTTACAGGATCTTCGGCAAGATTCTGCAGATAACTTCTGGTCTGGTAACCAATAGTATGACGAGCTAATTCTCTTTGAGTAAGACCCACACCGTCAGTTTCTACTTCGAAATAATCTTCAAAGAGATTTATTCTATAATCAAAATTAGGTACTAGAGATTTAGTTGGCGTAGAATCTAACCTGCTCCAACTAGCTTCATCAAATTCTTCTGTGCCTTGTTGAGTAAATTGACTAACCCAGAAATAAGATTTGTATTGAACAATATCACCAAGTTTGTAATCAACGAACGGAGACCAATTTTCAATATTGACATTGTCAAATAAGAATCCCGGGCTGGTATAATCGCCGTCCCAATCTACTGTACGGAAACCTTGGACCTTTATTCTGTCTTGTCTGTATCCTGTAGTTTTTTCATATATTACATCGTTGAAAACTGTTCTGTCTGAAAATACAACAACGTTTTCTTTCAACACATAGAATGCTTTGAGGTAATAAATTCCCTCTGTTGTGTTAGTAATAGAAACTTCAATTCTTTGGAAATCTCTTTTTACATTTATAAATTCTGGTCGAAGAGGTGTTCCGTTACTCTTAAAAATTTGATAATCATAAAAACTGTCAAGGAAGCTTTCTGCAACACCAACAGGAATACTGATTACTAATTTTTCCGCACAAGGACTTAACGAAATTAAAGATCCAACATCCCAGTTATGTCTAGTCCAGAACATAAATTCTTTTGCAGAAGTGGTCCAGTCTTTGGAAACTTTTAATTCTCGATCGTAATCGTCAAATATAAATCCTATAGATTTGAGATAGGCTTCGTATCCTAATAAGAAATCTACAACTGCTTGTACGGTAGTTAATTCCTCTCCGTAGGATAATTTTTTCAAATTAAAGTAGTTGAAGTTTCTTCTTTGGAAAGCTTCAACAGCACCTCTTAAAGGCAACTTAGGTATTTTTGTCCAGTTTGATTTTTCAAACTCGGCGGTCTGATTTGTTCGAATAGCTCTAAAATAATCGCCTCTATAAAGAACTATTTCTCCGTTATTAAAAACTCTGTCAGCAGTCCATTCAGTATATGGGGCACTTACTCCGCCAACACTGATCAACGGGTCAGTCTGTGTAGTTACTGGTTCGTAATAATAAAAATACGGTGCTATAGAATCGTAGCCTGTGACTTGCCAACCCCTCGATGTTTTTTCGATAAGAACACCGCTATATCCTATTGCAACAATCGGAACGCTGACATTAAAAATAATGTCGTAGTTTTCGGGCGGAACAAATATACTGCTAGACGACGACTTAGGACTCTTAGAATCTAAAAGATATTTCTGCTGAGTCTTGTCAACGAAACCAGAAATTCTTGATGTTAAAGAAACATTGATATTAGAAACTTTATTTCTAAATTCGTCTACAGATACACCGAGATACTTTATGTAAGATACTAGGTAGTTTACTATACCAGATGCTAATTCTTCGCCTGTATCAGGAATTACAATATCATCTAAAGTAATAAATTTATTTGAAGCAGTATTAATTAATTGATTGACATTGTTAAGTTTCTTTCTAGACAGATCAAAACCTTTGTTGATAAAATCATAAGGCTTTAACAACATCAATGCTATTGTTACCGCAAATGGCCATTCAGAGCTTGAGCGCCATGCATATTCTGCTGGGCCTTGATCTCCGAATACAAAACTTCCTTTGTTATTAACTAACGTAAAATTAAGAGCCAGCCCCGAGTCTAACGGACTTAATAATACACCGTCAGCATTTACAGGAATATGCTGTAAAATAGTAGGTCTTGCATAACGTGAATATCGACCTGCTTTTTCGCCTTGTCTAATAATTCCGTCTCTAATATCTTCCCACAGGATTAAATTGTTTGAAGTATAAGGAGCTTCTCCGTATTCTGAATCCCACCAGGTGGGTTTTTCGCTAAATCCTAACATCTCCCAAGGACAGGTATGAGGTCTATCGGTATCATAGAACCACTTATAGACTCCTCTCCAATACCCCGGAAGATTGATAGCTCCGGTTTGGTCTGTCATTGAGCTATATGTATAGGTGAAACTATTTTCTGAATCAAAATATTCGTTGAGAGTATAACCTATACTTGTATTGGATATCCATTTTAAAAATTCTTGATTTACAATATTATCGATTTGTTTTTTTGTAAATTCTGCATTTCCGTAATATCCGCCTAGAGCTAGATCTATATCAAATAAGTTACTGTCATAATCTACTTTTAAATTGTTGTAAATTCTTAGTTCTAATTCTAAAAGTAAATCGTCTCTATAATCTCCATAGCAGGCAGTTAGGCTTCCGTCGTGACCTTGTATTACTTCTTTAGGTTCAACATAAGTGTCGTCGATAAATTTTGTCGGAGTATATTTTTTGTATAATCCTAGTTTTGTCGGAGTAGGCGGAATGAAAGAATAACTGGTAGAAACATATTCTCTAATTTCTACAACATCGCCCTCAGCTAGATTCACATTTAAGATTACGAATCCAAAATTAGAATTGAAAGTATAGTCTCTACCAACTAATAACTGTTGTTGATTTATATAAACATAAACGGCTCTTCTGCTTAAATCGTCTAAATTAAATTTTTCTGACAACGCAAAAGTCTTTATCTCTGGATCATCTACTTCGTATAAAATTGTAGTATATGCTCCGCTTCCTACCATATCAGAATCAGAGAACGGACTTTTTTCTGTTTTAGTCTTTGAAAGAATGTTGATTATTTCATCTACAAATTCTGGAATATTTTCATTGAATGGTAGTTCTACAGCTTTTATCAAAAAGCTGTTTTTGAATTCTGAATAAGATTTTTTAGCGAACTGAATTGATTTAATAGCATTAAATTTTTTATCGCAGAGCAAAAACATTGATAACGGAGCAAGTCCAGAATGTTTTAGAAATCTTTTTCCGTATCTTCTATAATCAAATAAATTTCTTAGATTAGAATCACCAGGAATATTTCCTACAAAATCAGTATCCCATTCTACCGCTGTTAGTAAGTGGTCTGATGCTTCGCCGAAAGTAAACGATGTCAACTCTTGGTTAAGCGGGTTCTTTTCCAATCCCACAGGGATTTCGTAATATCCCAGGTTAGGTTCTACATTTGAAACTATTTTTACAGATAGTACATCGCCTGCTGTGAAGGTTTTATCAAATGTAAATTCATTATTAAATCTAGTGTAAGAAACTTTTGTTTTAAAACCGTTAAGATAAAAATTAATTTCCCCGGCTTGATCATCTTCAAACAGATCCCAATCTACAGTTTGTAATGTAACTTTGTTTGTGTTTTCTGTTATGGTAGCAGAATCTATTATAGGCTGAACATATCTGTTTTCTAATAAATTCCACCCGTTGGCTAATCCTTTATCATTATTAAATTTGTAAAAGCCGGTTGAAATTTTTAGACTTGTATTTCTTTTATTTTCGAGATAATTTATTGTATCTGTATCCCATGTCCAGCTGAACTGTATGTCGCCGACATTGTCAATATTAAGATAACTTAGACTGAAACCTAATTCCGAATCAGCTGTGCTGGTTCCTACTTTATAGGTCAATAACTTAGTTCCAACAAAAGTACTGACCGAATATTTTTCATTGTTAGAAAAACTCACACCATCGGCATCAAAAGCATCAAACAATGGAGATTGATTAGTTGAAGTTTTTTCTTGGCTCTTAACCCAGTTAGTTCCGTTGAAGTGGAACATTTTTCCTGCGTTAATTTTTCCTCTTTTAACTAATACAGATTCGCCTAGCCTAGACTCACCATCAACTTCTAATCTTAGATGTATTTGTTTTCTTCCGTTGAATGTGATAAATTCAACTTTATAAATTTTATTGTTTGATAAAGAATCAGTATCAGCAGTTACAAGTATTCTTGCACCGTCAAATAAAAATTCTCCGTCTATATTGTAACCTGTACTGCCTTCTATTTTACTAAAAATGTCGTCGGTAAAAGTATCGACATAGTCAACATTATTCTTAGAGATTGCACCGTGATTATACAACTGCAAATCTGCTTGGAATTCGATAATAGGTCTTTTGGCTCGTTGAGCTTCGTTCGCAGGAAAATCTTGACCTCTACTCTTGTAAGAATACTCTAATACTGATCTGTGGAACCATCTATTATATCTACTCCAAGGATTGTTGTCCTTGGACGTTCTATTGATAACAATGTAATCTTTAGCAATAGGAAAAGCTGTGGCATCATCGAAAGGCTCTGTATCAAAACCTGCGTTATCGAATAATACTTCGGGTGTGCTATTGTTTATTCCTGGCGGAATTAAATCATTAAATCTCTTAAGAGCTATAGATTCTCCAACACCTTCGATTAACCAAGTATCTCTTGAATATTTTTCTGGGACAACTTTTCCTCTGAAAGAAATAACAAGCCCGTTTGTAAACTCTACATTGTTACTGCTGGTATATGTTGTTTTTCCAATGATTTCTTTTTCAACATCGAGTTTTGTATTTTCTTCTATATCAGAAATTATAAATCTACCAAATCTATCTGCTGTTACAGCAGACTGATAAAACAATACATCTGGTGCGTCTAGAGGAACATTGAATATCACGTCGCCTAATTCTGCTCCGTTGTTTGTAACTCCAATATTATAATCTAACGCAGTACCTCTTCCTACTGCTTCAACAAATTCCCAATCGCCGGTATTCTCATCAATAGTGCTTCCGTCGCCTGGATTGATATCTACTCTAGCTTTCCATAGTTTTTCGTTAAAGGTGGCTAATTGGCCTGCTTTGTATGCGATTACAGGATTGTATAACAGACTTCCTGTATCGTAATTTGTTTTAATTGTAAATCCTTCCTTAGGAGCATTTACTTTAAAAATATACTTCTGTCCTCTATATAAAGTAATAGTAGGATTATTAGTTAAACCGTCAGGAGAAAATACATAAGTCGCGCCGAATCCCAGCTTAACTCTATATGTACTGGTTATGCCTACATAGTTTCCAAAAACATCGACCGGTGGGGGGCCGAGCGGCTCCCAAAAATATTCACGATAGTTGACAAACTTGTCCCAGTCGATTGGAGGATCCCAGGTATAATGTGCTTGGCCTGTGGTCTTGTTATCGTTTTCTTCATTGTTACCAAAAAACTTAATTTGATTTTTAAGATCTATGTAATCAACAAAACTTTCAATTTTGTCTTGATTTTTTGTAATTACACCAGGTTCAAGTTGGTATCTACTTCTTAGGGTTCCGTCGTCGTCGAGATATACATCAGATGATTTAAATGTTTTTCCGTATCTTCTGCCTATGTATCCGGTAGTTTTTTCTAGTACGCCCGGTTGGATTAGCGGATCTACTACTGCACCGAAGAACTTTTCATTCGTATCGGTTCTGAAGATTGATGGTAATAGATCAACCGTTCTTCTAATCGGTAACTGACTTTTTGGAAAAATTTTATCTGCCATATTTTTACTTTACTGAACTGTAACTCCGATAGTTGAAACTATCTCAACGTCGTCGACTCTTGCACCACTAATAAAAATTTCATCTGATCTAGATTGAATTTCAAATAAGCTATCCATTTCCTGAGTTGGCTGCTTGGGTGTTACCACAAGGTTACTTACATCAGGTGATACTGAGTTAATGATATATGTTGTTAACTCGCTGAGATAAAACTTATCACCGAAATCCCAATTAGACACATCAAAGAAATCATTTATAGCTGCAATAATTCTAACCTTCAAATCATTATCATTAATTGTTTTATTTGGATTTTTTACTATTTTAAAAGTTGCCTGCAATTTTTCTTCTGAGGCTGCGCCGAACAGTATCTTATATCTAACAGGATGATAAATGATTTCGTCACTGATAGATTTGATACTATTAAGTTTTGTTCCAAAATCTATTCTTAACGTATCAATAGACGGAGGTTCTGGTATTGTTGTTGTGTTTCCTAACACGTAATTTCTAAATGCAACGTCATAGTTTCTGGTTAAGAGATACACATCTATAATGTTACTAGAGCTAGGATCTATTCTTCTATCTTCTGATGCATTATGCACATACTGGAATTTAAGATCTTTTCTTCCGAAGTTGGCCTTGTAGGAAGGCTCTAATATCAATGTATTAGTTGTCTTGTCAACACGCTTGATTCTATTTTCATTACTGTCATAAAAATAAATCAACTGTCCGTCTGTGTAATCGTTCACAGACACTTGTGCTTCTCGTTGAAAAACTAAAATAGGTTCTACTTCAGTGTCAACTAATTCAATATTTAAATTACCTGAAGCATCATTTACTTCTTTAAAAAACAAGAAGTTAAGCTCAGTATCTTCGCCTGCTATTTCATTAAACGCATCGGGATCGTCAATTACTCCGTCGTCGTCTCTGTCAGAGAATGCAATTTTTATTTCGTTGGCACTTTCATAACCGTCGCTGTATTTTATAGTATCGTCGATCGAGAAATTAATATCTCTCTTCAACGGAGTACTATCGGCTGACGAATTAATGCCCAATACCTTAACTTCGTCTCTGACGATCTGTCCTGTTTTTGAATCGTATACTTTTTTGGTAATGTCTATGTAGAATCTGTTTTGTCTTATGCTGCCAAAGACATAGTCAATACCCCTGACCCTGATAACATATTGATCTGCTCTTCTTACAAAAGCAACTAACCAAGAAGCGTCAAGATTATTTCTAGTGTTGTCGCCGGTCTTACCTAGGCTGAATGGTGTTACTAAATCTAAGTTAGGAGAAATAATAACTTTCCAACTGCCTGCGGTATAATCGTATCTTAAACCAAAATTTTGATTTTCGGTTAATTGATTGATAATTTCCTGTTCTATACCTGTAGGAAGATTGTTGATAAACTTTGGAACGATTCTTCTTGCAATAGCTCCGCTAGGTATAAAATCACTAAACGTAATTGGGCCCAATCCGTTAGGCAATGCTCCGCGGCCTGCATTAGTACCGTCGCCGACAACACTAACAACTTTAGTCCACAGATATTTTCTTTGTTCTAAATCGCTGTTGTTTATATCAACTATTGATCCATTTTTAAATGCTTTTCCTTCGGGTGGAACAAATTTAATCAATGCATTAGTAAAAACATATTTCAAGCTGCTGGTGCTGAAAGATCCTACTCCAAGCAATGAATTGTCAATGACATTTTTAAAATACCCAGTGCTTTCATTTATTCCTGAGCTGAGACTTTGCCATACTACGTTATTATCAACAAATAAAATTTTGTCAAACTTAGTAAAATAAAAATTATAAACGTCTGTTGAAGAAAACACTGGTTCAATTTTATTTCTTATAAAATTAATAATGTCTAATCTGTTGGCAAACTTAAAAGTAAGATTTCTTTCAACTTCTTCTCTGTAAACATAACCGTCGTCGGCAAACACTCTGATAGAGCTGTATTTTCCGCTGGCATCTATGATATCATAGTTTCTAGAAATTCCGCTAGATGTTCTATTGATGGATTTAACTTTTAAAATTTCTTGGCTGCTTGATAGCGGCGCTAACTGATAGTCTTCAGCAGTTATCATCCTGTTTTGTGTGTAATACAATGCAGGTGCTGCTGCTCTGATATTGTCTGTGCTTTCTGAACCGGTTGCGTTTGAAACTGTGTAATTTAATCCTAGACCCACAGTTAGCGTTTCAAGATTTCCTGCCTTACTGATATAAGGTATAGAAACATTTACGCCTCTCATTTCAGCGGGAGATATTGTATAGCTCAAACCGTTTGAAGTTCTGTAATATGATCTAAATGTGCCTCTTGGAAGATTACCATATACACCATCTGCAAACAATAGTTCGATTGTGTCATTTTCTCTGGTAGACACTGAATAGATATTTCTGATATTACTTTCTAAACTATTATAGGCAATATTATTACCTATCAAGCTGCTGACTTTTACCCACTGAGCTATTTGTGTATTAGTAGCATCTAGCTGGAACAACCACACATCGTCGTTGTTGATGTTTTCTGTTTCGATAGCGATTGTTTCATTGATTGTAGGAACGTCGATCGTGAAATCTGCTAGTTCAAGATTTCCTTGTTTGAACATTAGATAAAAACCTGTGTTGGCACTGCCTGGTCCTTTACCGTCTTGTCTGTAGATAAATCCTAGCTGGTTGCCGGGTGTTGGTGGTTCTTCGTAGATAAATTCTTGATTTTTAAAAGTAGTGCTTACTAATTCAAAATCCATAGATCTGCTGGCAACATTTTTAGTGAACGCAAATAAAGGAACATCCTTTAGTGCAGATCTAAATCTATACTGTTCTGTTTGTATTCCTTGTATTACCGCAGAGCCTTGGTTTCTACCAAATTCTACGTTGTCTGTCATTGAAGCATTTAAGATTAAAATAAATTGTTCAAGCCAGTTTGTGTTGGTTGGGTCGTTCCAACTGATAATTTGATCTGCTAGATTTCTTCCGTTACTGTCAACAATTTCTTCGGTAGTAGAAACTGTACTGAATTTCAGTAAACCAGAAGATGAAATATTTCGCTTGGCATTGTAGCCTAGCATTCTAGCTATTCTTAATACACTTTCTCTTCTGTCTGCTAGTTCTAAGAAGTTTTCTCGACTGGCTAAATCTATTCTAAAAGATAAACTTTGACCTATAAATGCCACAGCATCTATCAAGGCCATGTACTCAGAAGATTCAATATAATCGTTGAAATCTTCCGGATAATTTTCTCTTAGGTACGTGATAATAACCCTACGTAGATTCTCAAAATCGTAGGATTTAAAATCTGCATTCTTAAAAGTCTGGTAAATTCTAGTCCAGTCTTGATTAAGAATTAAGTTATTTTGTCTAGATGTAGTGGTCATTCTTTAGCCTCACCCAGTATTTATTTGTAAAAATAAACTGGGTATATTATGTTGTAACTGTGTTATTACTTCTATCAAAGTTTAGGGTCATCCTTTCATTGATGTTAAATGGCAGATATGTTACTTCTGCTTCTATCCTTAATCCCTGATCTGTGCTGTCAATAATAACAGAGCCTACCGATATACGCGGATCGTAGTTCAAAATATCTTCGATATCCTGCGCTACTAATGTTCTTACTTCTTCTGTGAAATTTTCAAACAGCACATCCCATATGACTGTTCCGAAAGAAGGATTTTCTAATTTTTCACCTTTTCTAATGTAAAAATGATTTAACAAGTCCTGTTTGACTAAGTCCAAATCATAGAGTTTGTAGTTCTTTTTATTGTTATTACTACTGAATCCTCTATAGGTAAATGTACCTCTATCAGTGGATACCTGTGCAAAATTAGAAGCTACTACTTTCTGGTTATAAAGTCTGGTTATGGCCATTTTATGTCTCCCTATCAGTATCTTTAGGAGCGAATCTATCTGGTGCAAAATTCTCGTGTAGAATCCAAGGTTCATGCATAGGTACACGCTTCATAATACTGTTAATTGTTCCTGCGTTATATTTCTTATCCCAACCTGCACCGGTAGATGTTGCAGGCGCAGGGTGAGTCGTTAACGGAGTTAGCGGCGAAGCCGCGTCCGCGATAGCGGCCGAAGGACCGTTTAGATCAATTTTAGATCCCTCAACTTTGATCGCTGTACCGCTTTTGATATCTGTTGTAGATCCTGCTGTGATCTTGTTACTTGTACCTGTTCTAATATCGTAACTTTCCGATGTGGTAAATTTAGCAGCACCGCCGTTGATCTGTTCGAAGTCTCCGCCCAGAGTGATTTTACCGTCCTCTCCTGCGATCAGTTCCCAGTTTGTTTTCATTTCCATTCTGGTTCTACCGGACACCGCTTTCATGTTTATATTTCTACCGGCTTCAAGATTAATGTCTCTGTCGGCTCTAATATTAAGATCGGTTTGCGTATGAATCGAAACACTGTCTTCGGCATAGATATCTATTTTTCCATTACTGGTCATTTCTATCCAAGTAGTGCCTCTAGAATTTCCTATGTAGATTAAATCTTCAGAATTGTGTAATAGTATCTGATGTCCTGTTCTAGTTCTTACCCTAAAATATTCTCCGTAAGGAATAGTAGGATCACCTTTTCCTCCTTTGAGAACATCTACATATGCATCGCCCTGCCCTAATTCTCCTGCAGGTTTTTTACGCTGATATCTATCGTCACCATCATCCATGACAAACTGAGTACCGCCTAGTCTTGACACAGGGACCGGAGTATCTGTAGGACCCTGTAGCTTACCAATGACAGATCGTTTAGCGTTATTTCTTCTATCTACTGGTCCTGGGGTGCTGATACCAAACACTGAACTAGGAACTTCACGTCGTGAACTTGATGTTGTAATTCCTCGTATATCATCCTCTAACAATCCCTGTCTTAAAAATGCTTCAGCGATAGGGTGTACTGGTTTCTTGATTTTATCTACGTCAGTTTTTTGTTCTACAGAATTTAATTTTTTGTTGATTTCAGCCACAGGCAACGGTAGGCTTGAATTGTATCTTTTTTTATCTTCTGAAGAAACATCAAGTTCGGTCGAAGCGCCTATAGCAGGAACCATATGATTGGCAAATCTAGGAGGCACACAGGCTATCCAAAAACCTTGGCTAGGATCGCCGTCCACAAAAACGCACAATACTGTAACGCCTACATCTGGCGGGACAAACCACATGCCGTAGCTTTTCTGCGTGTCGTTGAAAGCTTCTGATGTGGTAGATCTTGCATTGGGATTCTCTGCACCTGTGGGGCTGGTTGTATTCTTTCCTAAGAATTCGTAGGCTGTTGATCCAAAAAATGGACTGGCATATTTGACCTGATAGACTTGGTTGTCGTCGGCCAGTTCGTTGCCTTGATCTCTTAATAGAGTTACTTCCAGCGTTCCCATGAATGTAGGATCCAAGTGGCTGACTACCCTTGCAAGGTATATGCCTGTGCCTACGCTTCTTTTGTTGGTAACGTTAGCGGGAACTCTTCTTATCTGTGCCATTTAAATTCCAATAATTAATTTTCTGGTAACCTTAGATTACTAGCTGCGTTGGCAAGTCTAGTAATTCCGCTGGAAACTGCTGCTGCTTGTGTTCTAACAAACGATGCTAGATTTCCTCTTTGACCTCCAAGTGCTGCTAGTTCTGTTTGTACAGGAACCGGAGGAGGGGGATCTCTAGTAACTTCTGGCTGAGGCGGGGTATTAAGACCGTTAGGCTGTGGTTTAGGTTGATTAACATCGACTGCCAGTGCGTTTTCTTTATCTGCATCAACTGGTTGTAGTCCTTCAAGATCTTTGTCCTGCAATGGCATCCTAATACATTTTAATTTTTGTTTGAATATCCCGTCTACAAAAGTGCTTTCTACCAAAGTCACTCTGTATATTCCTGTAAACGGAGATACCTTTCCCCGCTTTGACCATTTATACTGACCTGTTACAGGATCAACGTCTTGGGGATTTTGAAATCTCACAAAAATATAAACATCGCTGCCTTCGTAGTTAGCCGATCCATCGTTGGTTATCTGGGGAGTCGCGGCACTAGGAGTAGCAAAGTGATTGGCGATTCCCGAATCAACTAACCAATAGGTATCTCCTAGTATTTCCAGATCAACAGTGACTAAGTCAGCACTGCTGCCTGTGATAAAGGCTTTGTGGAAAGATTCTGCTACTTTCTGTTCTGTGGTTTTAGTTCCTCCACCACCTTGATTTTCTTTCTTCAGTGCGTTGGGGTCTCTTAATAATCTTCTTCTTCCGGTATAGGCCAGCTGAACCTGAGGATTGCCACCGTTAGTGGTATTGACATTTTTTCCTGGCTGCGGTGCTGGGCCTTGTTGATCAGGGTTAGTAACCTGTGCAGATCTAGCTTCAGGCTGAGGATTGTTTCCTGTAAAGAACAGGTTGTTAATCTGTATGTTAAAGTTTAATATGTCTACGTTCTTTCCTGTGTAGATATAATTGTATTCTTTAACAATTTGTTTTTCCAGAGCCTTGTATCCCACCGCCGCTGCGTTGGGGTTAGAGAATACTGTGTGATGTACTAGGTAAGGAACCACTCTGTAAATTATCACTTTACTAAAGTCGCCTAATAAGGTATCAAACTCTCCAAATTTCATTTGAACATCTAACTTAAACCATCTGATGTAACCTTCTTTGGTCAGCTTATTAGGATCAATAGCATCCTTGGCATACTTGGAACTGAGCACCAACTGTGTTATTATGTCTGTCAGCGACTGTGCCTGAGAAAATTGAAATTCTCTATTTTTAGGATCAATGGTTAACTTATCTCTGTTAACCTTTCCTGTCTTGGGATCTACTTTGTCTCGTTCAAAGCCGAAACCAAAATGTCCGCCGCTCTGTGGGCCGAAGCCGAACGGAGATGCTCCGATGTCGTTGGGATCAAAGTTGGCAGGATCTGGAACCGCGGGTTTAGGATTTCCTGCCTTTTTCTTTTGAGGAGCTTTGGGATTTTCTTTGGCTCGTTTACTGTCATCTGTTTTTGCCGTTTCCCACACAGGACTTTTGTCTGCGGTGGTAGGAAAATCTACGATATAAATGTCTGGCTGCTCTAGACGTTTCTCATCTTTGAGTTTTTTCTCGTTGTCATTGAGCACCTTGGTTAAGTTCTGACAGGCTTCTCCTACTGTATCTCCTTTGAGTTTTAGATCAGTATAGGTAATATTATAGTTGTCTGAAAAGCCTTGATGATTATAAGGAACTCCTTCTACTCTGTACTTACTGCCCGCTTCAGTTACTTCGAATTTGATACTGGTCAACTTCATCACAAAGTATTTTGATTTAACTATTCGAAGATCCTGCATCTTTTCGTCATATCCTTTGAAATCTAATTTCAAAAGATACGGTGCATTGTCGAGGTAATTGGCATATTTGTTAGATATCGCTGCTACCTGCATGCTCTGTAATAATAAACCCATGCTGTATGGTTCTATTATTTCAAAACTAAATTTAACGGCATTACTGTTTCCAGTCTTTGGACTGGCTGCAATTACAGATTGCATAGTAAAGTTGTTGACAAAATACTCCGGGACTCCGTATTCTGTATTAGCTCTTTGTGATTCGTATCTACCACCAGAGCTAAAAACTACTCCTGTTAAGGCTGCATCGTTGTCTCGATATAATTTAGGATTATTAAATTGTTCCTTGGTCAAGCAGGCCAACGTCCACAACGGAGAATAAGATGCGAACTGATGTAAAGGATTAGAAACTACATTTATCAATGCAGAGCCGCCGGCAACGTTTACAGATTTATTTTTTGTAGCTGTTGATTTTCCGTTTTTTATAGTGTTTGTCGCAGCTTCTTCTTTTTTATCTGTGACTCGTTCAGCAGTACCCTGAGTTACTGTAGAATTAACAGGTGCTGGTTGTTGAGCTGAACCGTCTGGCTTTCTATTATTTTCAATGGCATTAGCTACTGCGGCTACTGGTCCGGCGACCTGAGTGATTTTTCTTCTAATATCTTCTACGGCACTTATAGTCGGTAATATACTGTCAAGTAAGGCCATGTTAGACTCCTAGGTATTGTTCTAGGTTTGATTGTTTAGGTAGGTATATTGTCTTTCCGGGTAAAAAATCATAGATAGGATCTTTTAATACATCCATGTTTCTCTGAACAAACACCCACCATAGTTTTGCATTTCCGTAAACATCATAGGCTAACAAATCTGGTCTATGTCTGTACTGATTTTCAATGACATATTTAAAATCGTCATCTTCAGCAGGAATAGGTCTTATTCTTAGAGTTTCTAGATAAAGATTGTTCTGAGGTGTTGCCGCCCACGGTGAACTATTTGTATATGTTGCCATTATAGATATCCTACTCCGTCAGGACCAACCATCTTACCAGCTGCATATGACTGTAAATTAAATTTACGCAGAGCTTCTCTGCTGTAAACAGGAACACAGGTAACAGATATTGTACTGACTACTGGTACCCAAGTATTGGTTTTAAACAATGTACATCTTACGTAATTAACATCTTCTTTGAGGTCAACTGAAAACTGTGTGATGATTACAGGAATCTTATCAAAGACGCTGGCTCCATATCCATAAAGGTGACAGATGATTGGAGGATTTCCTGCGTTGGCGCTCTGTCCGAAAAACATTTTTGTCGCTGTTTTAAAAAATGTTGTGGCTGCGATCCAATATGCTGCATCTGTTTCTGTTTCTGAAGTGAATTCGCCGCTGATCTGAATGTCATCTACTGTGCTGCTTTTATAAGAATAGTAAGGATAGTTACTGTGTACTAGATCGACACGCTGATAATCAGCTTTGGTAGAAACTGTGATGTTTGGCAGATAAGGAAATACTACGCCGCCTGTGTCTCGTAGTCTGTTAAACATTTCAGAATTGAATAATTGCCACGGAGCATTTATTCTTACTCGCCAATCATCTTTACTGCCTGGATCTAATTTTATCGCAGCGCCTTGGCTCTTAAATAAATCTGCGCCTCTGGGTAAATTTGCGCCTCTTTTTAGGCTAAGTATATCGTTAAGGGTTCCTGCAGTCTTACTAATAGCACCTGCTAAACTTTGAAGTCCACTACCTAAATTACCCCCAGTTAACTTACTTAAACTACTGGTTATGTCTGCTCTGATGGCACTTGTACTACCGGCTAAACTTTGCAATCCTGCGTTGGCTTGGCCGATGATAGAATTAAATTTTCCTGCGTTGTCACCGAATGACGCTCCGGCGGCATTCTTAATAGCTGATGTAGCTCCGTTTAAACCGCTGCCTATTTCGCCAGCAAGGCCCGATATTTTTTTATCTAATTCTGCTTTTTGAATCTCATTAGAAGCAGACAATATCGCAGCATTGGCAGAGTTAGTAACTTCCTGCGTAGCAGCATTAGCGGCCTGTACTAATTTAGCATAAGGGTTTGTTGGTAATGTCATTTTGGTAAGATTGATCCCTGTTAACTCTATTTATTACTACAGAAATATGCTAATATTATAAGTAGTAGAGGATTGGAAATAATGACACAACCACCAAAAATAAAGTACCTAACAAACAAAGATTTATTAAAAGAAATACACCTAAGCAAGAACACATACTGCATATTCACTAAACCAGAATACCATGAATATGATCTAATTATACCAAATTTAGAAAAACTTAATATACGAACTGTAGCAGAAGCCAAAAGAAACAAGGCTAGTAGATTAGCTAAACAGGCGTATGAACAATCAGACAGAAAACGTCCGCAAAAAGAATTCGAAATTGATTACAGAAAAATCGCTAAACAAGATTTAGTTTTCCGTGTAATGACTTTCGAACATGTTCCATTAGCTCCTGGAAGAAAGAAAACTTTAAAAAATACTGCGGACAGTCACGAAAAAGTAAACTTTCCTCCTTTCCAACATTGGAAATATGACGAAAACGACAATTTAATCTGTGTCGGAAAAAGTCATTGGGTAGGCGGTCTTAAAACTGGAAAGTTTTCCAAGGATCACGGACAGATGACTGACAATCTTGCCCGTATGTTTTTAAAACTCTGCGATCGTTATGCTACCAGAGGCAACGTCAGAGGCTATACCTACAACGATGAGATGAAGGGACAAGCCATTCTTCAACTAACACAGATAGGACTACAATTTGATGAAAGCAAATCTGATAATCCTTTCGCTTACTATACTGCTGCTGTCACTAATTCATTCGTTAGAATTATCAACATTGAGAAACGTAACCAAAACATTAGAGACGACATTCTCGAAATGAACGGTATGAATCCAAGTTGGACTCGTCAAAACGGTGGAAGTTCTGGCGCAAGTAGCGGACCGGTAGTCAGCGGTACCGTAGATGGAAGCGATTGGGATTGATTTAATTCTTACAACAGCGTACACTATAATCTATGAGTTTATTCAAGAAAGCTGCGTGTTTTACCGATATACATTTTGGTTTAAAGTCTGGAAGTCGTTTACATAATTCCGACTGCGAAGACTTTGTCAAGTGGTTTTGTGATACTGCCAAAGCTGAGGGCTGCGAAACTGCTTTCTTTCTAGGCGACTGGCATCATAATAGAAGCACCACTGATGTTTCTACTATGAACTATACCGTGTCGAACTTAGAAAGACTGAGTCAAAACTTTGAAAAAGTGTATTTCATTCTAGGAAACCACGATTTGTTCTACAAAGACAAACGTGAAATTAACTCTATTGAGTTTATGAGATTGTTTCCTAATGTCGTTCCTATAAAAGATCCGTTTACAGAAGGCGATGTTACTATTCTGCCTTGGCTAGTAGCGGACGAATGGCAGCAGGTTCCTAAGATCAAGAGTAGATATATTTTCGGTCACTTGGAATTGCCGAACTTTTATATGAACGCTATGGTGCAGATGCCGGATCACGGACAGTTGCAGAGCACACACTTTGTCAATCAAGAATATGTATTCAGCGGACACTTTCATAAAAGACAAAGCAGCAGGAATATTACCTACATTGGAAATGCATTCCCCCATAACTATGCTGATGCCGGTGACGATGATCGAGGTATGATGATCCTCGAGTGGGGAGGTACTCCTGTTTATAAGTCGTGGCCTAATCAGCCAGTTTATAGGACTTATAAGTTAAGTCAGATTATTGATAGCCCAGACAAGCTATTGCGTGAAAAAATGCACTGTCGAGTAACCATCGACCTGCCTATCAGTTTTGAAGAAGCAAACTTCATCAGAGAAACATTTATTCCTCAGTATAATCTCAGAGAGTTAATGTTGATTCCTGAAAAAGTTGATGTGGAATCAAACTCAACTCCTATAGATATTAACTTCGAATCTGTAGATACTATCGTGATGAATCAGATCAACGCTATCGATTCTGAAACCTACGATAAAAAACTGCTCTTGGAAATTTATAAAGATCTATGATCAAAATTAAGAATTTAACTGTTAAAAACTTTATGAGCGTGGGCAATCAAACCCAAGCCATAGATTTTGATAGAGGACAATTAACACTGGTCTTAGGAGAGAACTTAGACCTAGGCGGTGACGATTCTGGTGCCCGTAATGGCACAGGCAAGACTACGATCATTAATGGATTGAGTTATGCTATCTACGGACAAGCACTGACTAACATCAAACGTGACAATCTAATCAATAAAATCAACGGCAAAGGTATGCTGTGTACTGTTACATTTGATAAAGACGGTCAAGAATATCATATCGAACGTGGTCGCAAGCCCAATCTATTGAAGTTTAGTATCAATGGACAAGAACAGGATCTGCAAGAACTAGACGAAAGCCAGGGAGATAGCAGAGAAACGCAGAAAGCTATTGAAGATGTCTTTGGTATGAGTCACGAAATGTTCAAACATATCTTGGCGCTAAACACTTATACTGAACCGTTCCTCAGTATGAAAGCATCTGATCAGCGAAATGTTATTGAACAGTTGTTGGGTATTACTCTGTTATCTGAAAAAGCAGAGAATTTAAAAGAACAAATAAAGATAACCAAGGATGCTATCCAAACAGAAAACACTAGGATAGAAACAATTAAAACATCTAACGAAAGAATACAACAGAGTATTGAATCTTTAGAAAGAAAACAAAAGCTATGGCAGGAAAATAAGACCAAAGCAATTGGCGATCTAGAAAAGAGCATCGAAGTTCTTGCCGAGATTAACATTGAACAAGAAATAGTTAATCAGAGAGCTCTGGTTGAGTGGAACAAAAACAAAAAAGAAAGAGATTCTCTCATTGGTCTTATCGCTAAACAGACTGCTGCCTTAGATAAAGAACAAAAACAATTAGAAAAAATCAAGAAAGAACTGATTTTACTAGCAGAACACAAGTGTCATAGCTGCGGTCAGGATCTGCATGATGAAAAACATCAGACTATGGTCGATGCAAAGAATGATCAACTCAACGAAACTACCGCAGGTGTCTCTGATCTAAACAACGAGCTTGAAACTTTAAATCAAGCATTGTCTCTGCTAGGAGAAGAAACTGTCAGTCCCAAGGTAATCTACGATAATTTAGAAGAAGCATTGAATCATAAAAATACTTTGGAATCGCTTTCTAAAGAATTAACTTCCAAAGAAGCTGAAAAGAATCCCTACGATGATCAGATCGACGATTTAAAAAATACAGCTATGCAGGAAATTGATTGGGAACACATCAATGAACTGACAAGAATCAAAGATCATCAGGAATTTTTACATAAACTGCTGACTAGCAAAGACAGTTTTGTACGTAAAAAGATCATTGATCAGAACCTAGCATTTTTAAATCAACGGTTGACCTATTACTTAGACAAGATCGGACTACCTCACATCGTAGAATTCCAGAACGACCTCACAGTAATCATAACACAACTGGGTCAAGATCTAGATTTTGATAACTTAAGCCGCGGCGAGCGTAACAGATTGATACTTTCACTGTCTTGGGCATTTAGAGATGTATGGGAAAACATATATCGTCCGATCAATCTACTGTTCATCGACGAACTAGTAGACTCCGGAATGGACAGTTCTGGGGTAGAATCCAGCATCGCTGTATTAAAACGTATGACCAGAGAACGTGAAAAGAATGTTTTCCTAATCTCTCACAGGGACGATTTAACCAGCAGAGTAAATCACGTATTGAAAGTTATCAAGGAAAACGGATTTACCAGCTATTCTAACGATGTAGAAATCGTAGCATGAACGACGATACACACGAATTAATAATAAAAGCCTGCCAGGATTATTTTAAATGGCAGGATAGATTTGAACACAAAGGCTCAGACGAGGCAGGCATCAAGGCTAGAAACGCTCTTGCAGAAATTAGAAAACTATGTTTTAAAAGGCGCCAAGAAATACAAGAAAAAAGAGAGGATCGCAGGAAACTCAGAAATGCCAAGAACGGACGTCCCAGTAATATAACTAAAGATGAATATTAATGATTCAACATTCACATGACATGGTTATATCACGGTACAGAAGTTCTAGAACTTCCTGAAAGTTGCGTAGGATTTGTGTATCTCATCACAAATAAAATCTCTGGAAAAAAGTACATAGGCAAAAAATTAGCCCAATTTAAAAAAACTACCTATAAAACAGTAAAATTAAAGAACGGCAACAAGAAGAAAAAGAAAATTCGAGGCAAAATCGAAAGCGATTGGCGCGATTATTACGGTTCGAACGTAGAGCTTAATAAGGACGTTGAGCAGTTAGGCACAGAAAACTTCACCAGAGAGATACTTTATTATTGCGAATCAAAGGCTGAATGCAGCTACATCGAAGCCAGGGAACAATTTAGGCGCAAAGTTTTAGAAAGTAATGACTATTACAATGGGCATATTCAGGTTCGAGTTCATGGCTCTCACATATTAAAATCCCGTCTTTTACTAGAATCACAGACTGACTTAGACACACCTAAGGCTCAATAAATCCAGGCAAAATAATGCGGTTTTTGGCTTGCGCAGGCCTAAGTTCGTGCGCTCTAAACCTGGTCATTTGGTGGTCACAGGGACGGAATTCCACGCCGCAGTGGGGCTCAACTACTACCCGAAAGGATGAAGATCGCTTAAAACCTGCGATTTAGTTGTTTGAAAAGGATACACAAAGGTAAAATGAAGGGAGAAAAACCCTACGTTTACAAAGATGTTAGCGTATTTTTGTAAACCGCCGTCATAAACAAGACATGGCTCGAGGTACCGGATGACCGCCTCTGTAATGCTATAACGCTAAGTGACTTGCCGTACTCGGATAATGCACATTTCTTGGCCCGGAAACGGGCTAAGTGTGACCATTAATATCTGGATAATGTTAAAACTGCTTCGCAGTTAATAATTACATCAGTGTTATAAGAAAAGAAAAATGCGTTGAGCGTTAGCGAAAACGCAAGCGAGCTTCGCTCGCTTTCTAATAAATAACAAATATATCTGCTTTCTGGACTAAACAAAAATGAAATTACAATCTATCTTATTAGAACAACACCTAGCAAAATCAAGATCGATACTGCGTGAGAGCTGTGATGGGCTAACAACTTATCAAAGGACTATCGTAGAAGGAATTTATAAAGACTCCTTGCCTTTGATTGAAGCTACAATGACTGCCCAACAGATACAAGATCTGTTCGGAGAAGTTGAAAAATCCGCAACTGCTGCTGGTGGTAACAGAACAATGTTAGGCAAAGGGGTAGATGTTGCCAAAGCTGCTGACGAAACTATCAACAAGATTGGCAAATGGATGCAGAACACAACGCCAGTCAAAGCCTTTGATCAAAAGTTTGAAGATCTCAAAGGTAAGGTATCTGAAAAGTTTCCAGACCTAGCTAAGAATCTTACAGCTATGGGCACATGGGCCAAAGAAAATCCTGGAAAGACTGCTGCTATTATTGGTGTGTTGACTACTATCGCTGGTCTTGCGGGCGGTCCTGTAGGTGGTGCTATCGCTGGTCAGATCTTAAGAGGTGCTACAGAATTACTCAAGGGTGAAAAACTTTCCACTGCTATCGGTAAAGGTATCAAGACAGCTGCCTACGGTGCTATCGCAGGTTGGTTATTGGACGGATTAGGTGATTGGTTAGAAGGTCTAAGAGCAGAAGTTGTGCCATTTGACAAAGTTCCTGGATTAGTAAAATTAGACGTTGGCGTAACTAGAACACTGTCTATTGGCGGCTCGACATTGAAAGAAAAAGTTTATTCAGTATTTGTTCCTGAAGATCTAGCTGGAACCATGCAGGCATCAATCAATGCGGCCCGTGGCGGTGACGTTGATGCATTTAAACAGATATATGATTTCTCTAAAAACTTTAGTCGTTCAGATTATCTAGCTGGCATGAATATCACAAATGCTCTTTCTCAACAACTAGCACAGCAAAACGATGCATTTTTACAGGGAATGACCGCTGCTAATGATCTAATTAGATCAGCAGCACAAGGCGCCATTGCAGGTAAACTAGATGCTAGTCAAGTCAAAGTTGATGGTAAACCAGTAGAAGGCGAAAAAACTCCTGCCAAAGAAAGCTGGCAACCAAATTATTATGTACAGACTAGACCATTAACTGAAGGTCAAGTTGGACTGATGTTTAAATCTGTACAACAATTAAATGAAGGTCCTATGGACTGGATCAAAAAGAAAGCTGGTAATTTAACTACAAAAATTACCGCTGACAAGTTAATGGGTGCTTGGAAGAAAGCAGGATCACCCACAGACAGCAACGAAGTAGCAGAATTTCTAAAAGGTCAAGGTGTAGTCGACGATGTAGTAGCACAGGTTTATCAGACTATGAAATTGCCTTCGCCAGGAACAGCAGAACAACCTGCTCCGGAAGGATTGAGCTACAAAGAAGTAGTAGATTTAGTCAACAAACTTCCATTAGAAAGAAAACTTAGATTATATAAGTGGATGAATAAATCAAAAGCATCTCCAGAGCAACAGGCAACACGCAACACTCCACCAAAAACTAAACCAGCCGCAGGTGCTGCAGAACCAGAGGTAGCATAATGAGAATAAATGAAATTTTAACAGAAAGTCAAGAATTACAAGAAGGTCCGATCTTAAACAAGATTGGTTCAGCCGTAGGTAAAGGCGTAGGCGCACTGGCCAAAGGCGTAGGAGCTGTAGCAGGCGGAGTAGCAGGACTTGGCAGTGCTATCAAGAAAGGATTCCAAGCAGGCAAGTCAACTGTAGCAGGCGGTGGCGACGATGACGGAGCAGCATCCGGAGGCGGAACATCGAGCGGCGGAACAAAACCAGCCAGTGGATCAACAGGCGCAGCAGGAACTGACGGAGCAGCAGGCGCAGCAGGTACTGACGGAGCAGCTGGAGCAGCTGGCGCTGACGGAGCAGCTGGCGCTGCAGGAAAAGCCGGAGCAGCAGGAAAAGCCGGAGCACCAGCACCGGCGCCTGGCGGAACAGCAAGTCCTGATGCAAAATACCCTGGAGGCAAAGCTGGAAGTGCAGCGGCCGCAGGAGGTGCAGCAGGAAAACCTGGAGCAGCCGCAGCGGAAGAACCAGCAGCAGGCGGAGCCGGTGGAACAGCATATGCTCAAGCTCAGAAAGCTATTCAATCTCTTCAACCTCAAGATAAAAAGAAAATTCTTTCATTGTTACAAAAAGATCCAAAATTACAAGCTAAGTTAAACACAGCAACAGCTAAGCCAGTAGCAGGCGGCAAGCCAGCGGCAGGCGGAGCACCAGCACCTGGAGGAGCACCGGCAGCAGCACCAGCAGCGGGTGGCGCAGGAGCATTTGGACAAATGGCAGGACAATTAGCCAAGGGCGGCACTGCTCAACCAAGTACAATGGCTGATGCTCCTGTAAGTAAAACAAACAAAGCCAAGCCTGGCAATCCGAATGTAGCAGCACCAGCAGCTGAACCCGCAGCAGCACCAGCAGCAGCACCAGCAGCAGCACCAGCAGCAGGAGAACCAGCACCAGCTAAAAAGAAAGGCGGACGCAAAAAAGCCGCTGCACCAAGTCAAGCAGAAATTGATGCAGATCGTGAACGTTTAATGGGACCAACATCCGATTCTGTTATCAGACGAGGTAATTTAATAGCTGAAGGTCAACTAAGTATCTTCAGAAGAAAATGAGAATTTCAGAAGTATTATCAGAAGCAGGAGAATATGAAAAAGGTAAATCTTTCGCATCAAAACTCCTGTCTCCAGACCAATGGATAAATCCCAAAGCCGGCGGAGCCTACGATAAAGGCACAGAGTTTGGAAAAAAACTTTTATCGCCCACTGATTGGTTTAAATCAAATTCGTCAGATGAACCCGAAGATGAGCCCGAAGACGACGAACCAGAGAAAAAAACTGTCGAGAAACCTGCAGCAGTAGATCAAGATTCTGTAAAAAGAATCATTGATGAGATTGTTGCAGGACAGCCCAGATACAGAGAAGACCTTGATAAGTTATCAAGATTTCGCAATGATGTGATAAATGGTAGCGTTAGTGTAAATGTTGACAGCGATCAACTGTCTAATGCGCTGAAAGCGATAATTGATAACGAACAGTTATCTCAAGATCAAATAAAAATCTTAAAACAATATTCGTCTTAAATTAAAAGAACGGCAATCCAGTTTTCTTAGTGGTATCGAGATTTTCTTTAATAATCTCGCCGACTAATTCTCTTTCTTCCCAACTTAAATGCATGGCTTCAGCGTAAGAAAGACCTCTCATGTACCAACACATTTTCAGAACATCCTTCTTGATAGCCTTTGCCTCGTTGTCCATTTTTTCAGTTAGCCGTAAGATCTCCGGCAAGGGCATTTTTAAGATCTTACTGCGAAAAAATTTGCCTGATCCATCGTAATAGGCAAATCGTATTCTTTTGAACAATCGTTGCATTTTACAACAGGTTTGTATTCAATCTGTTCTTTTAGATTCTTAACATGATTAGCTATGTTTTCAAAAATTTCTTTTGGAGCATTGTTGATAAACTCCGAAATCATTTTTGGATCATTGACAGAACCGTCTGGAGTATCTATACGTGTGATACAACCAGCAATTAGATCAACAGTTAGTTCTGTGAGTTTTACAAAACTTTTTCCAAATCTATCTAATTTTTCTTCGTCACTCATCTGGTCATCGTTGATGATATTAAAGACTCTCTGCTCTTCTAAAGTTTTAATAGATGTTTTGGTTAATTCTTGATAAGTGTAAGGTCTGATTTTAACAACTAATGGATCAATATCTACCGTATCAACAAAGTCGTAGCCTTCATAGACTCCCAGCCATTGTTGTAGGCTAACATCATAATCATTTTCGGCATTGCAATGAGGGCAATTAGCTGAAACTTCCATTTTTGCACCGTAGGTAGCTAGACGTATAGCTACTAGACACATATCTAAATCGATGCTAGGCATCTTCCATGGGTCATGGATAGCAGGAATACAGCTCTTGATCAGTTCAACTGTGCTTTGCCCGGACAATAATGCATCGGGAGTTTTGAACATTAGTTCATCTTTGGCGGTCATAGAGTACACAGCGTACTCATCGTTTGAACTTAAATCCAAAGCGCCACTGGGATAAAACTTGCCTTTAGACGGCAATTTTACATATAATTTAGGTTGTCTATACCACTGAGACAACGGATTTTTTTTATCTTGTGGTAATTGGTTTTGTTCGCTAGAGCTCATTTTTTCTCCAAATAAATACATTATCGACAACGGTATTTATATACGTAGTTTTCACCTAAAAAATTAAAATATGGCACAACCTGTATTAGTAGACATCCCTGGAATTGGCACAGTTGAAGCCAAGAATGCCGCATCTGAACATACTCTTAATGAAATACTTAAGATAATGAAGAAGTACGAAAAGCAAAAATTAGGCGGCGGCGGAGGTAAAGACGAAAAGAAAGGTGGCGGTGGTGGAGACAAAAATAAAAAACCCACTGCTGAAGACAAAAAAGAAGAAGAAGAAAAGAAAAAATCAACTTCGTTGTTGTCCAAGATGGGCAGCACAGTCAAAGGAGTTACAGGTGGACTAGTAGGACTTGGTGAAGGAATTACTGAAGTAATTTCTAAATTTGCCAATGTAGGTGATAGTTTAACTAGTGCTGCAGGAATATTTTCAAAGATACCATTGGTAGGCGGCGCATTCGCTGCCGTAGCGGGCGCAGCTGAATCGGTTACAAAAAGTTTCCAAGATGCTGCTTCATCAGGAGCAACGTTCGGCGGTAGTGTAAACAGATTCGCAGGAGCTGCCAGTGCTGCTGGTATGACTATGGAACAGTTTGGTAGTTTCCTTAGAGGCAATACAGAAGCATTGATTGGTTTCGGTGGAACTACAGAAGAAGGTGCTAAAAGATTTACACAGGTTTCTAAAGCAGTAAGGGCTACATCGTCAGACTTATATGCATTAGGTTACGGAACAAAAGAAATTAATCAAGGTATTGCCAACTACGGTAAACTGTTAAGAACACAG